TTCTGCCACCACTGGCGGCGGTACCACTGGCGGTTTTGTTCCTTTCCTCAGCTCCGTGACTGCTGCTACCACTGATACCAGTGCTGCTAAGCTGACCGGCTTTGATAACTCGATGGTGTACAAAGTCACTGCGAACACTACGTTCCGTGTGACCACCGTTACTGCTGTCACTTCCACCACCGCAACTGGTGCTGGCGTGTATATCTCTGACGCTGATATTACAGCTGGTAAGAAAGCTTATGTTCTTGCCCGGATTAACTATATCCAGGCTGCCCCTGCTGTGTCTTGGAATGACATCCAAGCCTTCATCGACTTCGCTTCTCAAGTGGGCGGCGACGACACCTGATCCATTTCTGGAATCAACAATCAAGCGGGTCTCAGTGGCCCGCTTTTTTATTGACTAGCGTTTTGAGATAAACCTTGGTATTGTACGTGTAGTTGTTATTTCATTTACGAATGCTGTACCAGTACAAACCCACTGGAGCCCTACTTGAAGTTGTTTCGATGCATGGAGAAGGAATCCTCATGTGCGTAGACGCACAAGATGAAGTCTTCTTTGTAGAAGAAACTGACTTAGTACCTCACTTAGATGCCACTACAGAAAAAATTAACAATGAGGAACGGCTGACTGAGCAGCTTAAGCAAGAAGGTGTTAATCCAGCTAAACCTACAAACAAAGAAACTTTTCCAGTTGACATTCGTTTGAACATCAATACGGCAAGTGCACGTCAAATTGCTGATGCATTACCTGGGGTAGGTTTGAAAACAGCACGCGATATCAAAGACCTGCAGACATCAATGTCAGGTGAAAAATTTACTCTTCTTGAACAACTTAAAGCAATTAAGCGTGTTGATTGGGAGGAAATTATTTCTGAAAATCTTATCCGTGTAGAATGATTGAAGTACACGCTATCTTGTGTACACTAACCATTCACTGTTGTTAAGTAATGCAACTTGACACTTTCCTCCAGTCGAAGGTTCGCTGGCATCTGGGATACAACAACACATCTATCCCAGCTGGCGACCAAGCACGTTTGGAGGAAGCTGTGAATAACATTCCAGATTCGTTCTGGTATAGCAAAATTTCTGAACAGGTAGGTCGGTGCGACGAAGCTGAAAAGCAAACCGACATGACGGGTAGCGTAAATAATTTCACCGTTCCGAAAAATCGTCTTGAAAACATCGCGGGTGATGTTTCACGTACAATTTCAACTTCGGATTTTAAAGAGACCCTTAAAACCTGGACAGAAATTTATATATACGAGACGGATCGATTAGCCCTCCATCTTTATGTCCCCAATTACCGCAACCCCGAGCAAGCTCGGTATCGGTTCAATCGGGAAGGTGCTGAATTTATCCAAGCCCTTCCTGGCCCAGCTGACGTTGCTGTTGGCACTCGTCTTATGTTCGAGAACAGTTTCCGCTAAACCCCGCACCGTGGCTATTAATTCTTCTCCATATTTAAATCCATCACAGCTGCTGCAGTACGCGCAGAATGCTGGTTTTCAGGGAGCAGATGCGCAGAGGATAGCCGCTATTGCCCTGGCTGAATCTGGCGGTAGACCAAGTGTAATTAACAACAATCCACAAACCGGAGATAACTCTTACGGTTTAACTCAAGTCAACATGATTGGGTCTTTAGGTCCGGCACGGCTTAAAGAATTTGGCCTTAAAAATGCAAACCAGCTTTTAGACCCCCAAACTAATTTTAATGCTGCTAAAAAAATTAGAGATTCGTCTGGTTGGAATGCATGGACAACGAACAATACTCCAGCATTTAAACAAGCTTTAGGGCAAGTTCAAAAAGCTGCAGGCGGACCAATGTCACAATTGCCTTCTGCAACTAACCCGACTACAACAACAAATCCCTCACAGCAAACACAACCAGGAAACACTTACAACATTTATATGAGTGGAGGCCCTCAAGAAGCGCAAACAGTTTTAGGTGCACAAGATTTTTTAAGTGGTTATCTGCCTAAAGTTCCAACATTTAATCAAACTGCTTTGCTTTCATCAATTTTTGCTTCCCCTGAATACGGGTAAAAACAGTGGCAGGTATTTTTGATGTAGGAAGTATTGCGCAACCCGGTGCAGATTTTGCAAGCACCGGACCGCACCTTCATGTAGGTATTCAAGATGCCAGTGGTAAATATTTAAATCCAGAAACTGCTAGATCTTTTTTATTAAATCGCATTCTTGTTGGAAAAAACCGAACTCCTTTGTATGCGCAACAAGGATCTGATTGGGCTGGCGCCTACCCAGTTACATCACAGTTTGGGCACAGAACAGCACCAACAGCGGGTGCCACTACGGAACACCAAGGAATTGATATCGGTATTCCCCAGGGAACTCCACTAGCATGGTCGGGTTCCGCAGGTGATGTTTACACACCAAATAAAGGTTATGGTGCAATTCAAACAACAGACGCACAAGGTCATCCGTACACCGTAAAACTTTTACACACAACACCAGGGGCAGCAAGCCAACTTCCTGTAACACCTGGTCAACAACCTTCTGCGCCAACTGCAGCAGCTACTGGCAATGTTTACAACATTTATTTTAATAAAAACAAAGAAAATACAAGTGATTTTTTAAGTAACTATGTAGCCAACACTTTAGGAACTGATGCAATACCAGCTGTCCCAGCTTTTAATTATCAGCCCCTTCTTGCAAATGCATTTGCACCACCCACTGTATAGAATTATGCGATTTGCACAAGTCCCCGGTTATAGCCCTAGTTTTCCGGTTACGTACGGAAATTTATATGGTGATGGAAGCATTACCACGGCTGGATTTAGCGATCCTTTTAACATGGAACGTACTGTAAAGACACTACATTGTCCTTACGTTGTTGCATATAATGGCATTGAAAAACCTCAATTTCAGTTAAATAATCCAGCTTACATGCGAGAGGTAGATCGTTCGCATGCTGATCCACTTCCTGCTGTTGCTTTAGCTAAAAATTCCCAACAAAATAATCTTTTGGGAGTTTATTAATAATGCGAACCTTAGGAAGTTTTAATCGCCAAGTTAATATTCCTTCACATCCTGAGGACAGGGAACCACCTGGTGCTGGTACATCTGCAAAACATCCGTTGGCGAGAGGTGGTTATGATATGGGTATTCATCGCAGTACTAATCCAGAGGATACACCATCTGCAACGGGTGAAGAAAAATTTGCTAGTGGTAGGGGACGTTCTAGACGCAGAAAACCAGAAATGCGGATGGCGGGACAAGCACTTGATGCAGATCTTAAACGCGGTTCTGGATTACAACAAGCATTTGCACAGCCTATGATGGGTTCAGCAGAACTTAGAACTCCAGATTTACCTCAATAATCTAATGGTACAGACAACTAAAACAGGAACACAAGATCCCAGCACTTTAGCTGAGAAGTTGACTGGACCTGGTACATATGGTAGCAAGATTTTAGCTGCTATGCCAGTAGATACCGCTACAAAAAATAGGATTGCAGGGCAAGCCCTTACGGCACTTAGCGGTGGTAATCCAACCTCAGATTCTTCTGTGATAGATGCTTTAAGCTACGTCAACGCAGGAATCAAACTTCCTGGTTCCAAGTACACCAAACAAGGTTTTCAATCAATTTCAACCGGATTCCCTGGTGATTACACTGATGCATGAGCTAGAATAAGGATAATTCTAGGTTTTTAAAGTTTTTCTCATGGCTGACAAAGGCAAGATGCCTCCTCAACTCTTGGCACACTTTAAATCCAAAGCAGGTGAGAAGGGTGAAAAGAATGAGTCTCCTGCTGAGGAGCGTACAGAAGGTGACAAGGAGAAGCGGAAGGAAGCCGTGAAGAAAGCAAGGATTAGAATGGAAGAAAGTAGCCGGAAAAAAGGCAATGACAAAACGCAAGAAACTGGTAAAAAAGGCTTTAAAGAATCCTGATCAATTTGCTTTAGCAGAGCTTCAATACATGGAGCTGTGGTTGGCTGAAAAAGAACGTCAAAAAGAAATGAAGAAAAAAGTTGCGCTACAATAAGGTTAACTGATTAAAAAGGAAAGGCGTGTCAAGCTCATCTACAAATAAAATGCCGATGATGACTGACCGTCCGGCAACTACCAGCACTTTGCTTACGGTTGCATCAGGTCAGGCATTTTCCACTAGTTTGATCCCAACGGCAGTTGGTAACGCCACGAGGATTTTTGATGCTGACTCAGCACTTACGGATACTGCGATCAGTGGTGCATATATTGATGAGATTTGGTTTCAATATACAAAACGAAATACTCTTTACATTGATGCATTAACTCCGCTTTCAGGAACATATTCTGCAAATACCACGGTTGTTACTGTCACAGCAACTGGACATAATTTGCAAATTGGTCAAAAAGTTTATTTAGATTACACCAGTTACAGTTCTGGAGCATTGCCTGCAGATGAAATTATCACTGTTACGGGTGTAACTGCTACAACATTTACGGGTACGACGGCAGCTTCAGTTTCTGGTCCAATTACAGGTAACGTAAGTATTTATAATCCTATTGATGTTTGTTTTTATGGTGTAAATACAAGTTCTGTAACTAACACAAACCAGTTCTTTCCGTTATTTGTTGCAAGTATTCCAGCGACTTATGACAACCAATATTTTAGTTTGACTGAGAAGAATATTCTTCCATTGGTTAACCACCCTGTACCGCAGGCTGGAGCTAACTTTACAAGTACAAATAGCACAACTTCTCCTAAGATGCGTGGACTAATGGTGCCACGTGGTACAGCGCTTTATGCAGCAGTTGGTGGTGCCACATCACTGACCAACGGTTTTTATATTGGCGTTCAAGCTGCCTACTATTAATATAACCCGTGGCCTTTGGAAGCAACAGCTTCAGCGGTACCTCCAAAGGATTTGATGGAGGATTATCAAAAGGTTTTAAAACGCCTGATGAAAAACTAGATATAACTTTTAACGGTTTTGATAATCCTTTTAAATTCACACCACAGGATACTGAGTACAGGAGTCGAATCGGCTTCTATGATCACGATGCATTGTGGACACGCTGGAGGCGGGGATATGAGCTATATACAATTACACAGAGTTTCTTAGGATCCTACTCTGAGCAACGATCAAATATAGGAGATTATCGGTTTTATTGTACGTATCAACTATATCCTGGAATATTTATTCCGGCTCGTTTATTTACATTTCCGACAAGTACTCAAGAAACTAGCGAGCAAATTGTTGGTATTCGGGACGCTAATGGTATTAATTTTTATAATTACAGTTTACCAATACTTGCTGTTCGCTACCTAAGTGCGGTACAAACAACAACTTACTCTCAATCCGGAAATAATATTACGGTTTCTTTATCTAAACACGGTTTTAAAATTGGTGAAAATGTTTATTTGGTTTTTACCAGTGGTACAGCCGTAACAGCAACATTGCCAATTACAGCAAGAACTGAAAATACTTTTACTTGCCTTGCAGCTGCACCGTTAACAACAAGTGGTGCAGTAGCTGTTCAACTTTCTACAGGATTTGCTGATGTGCGTTGGGCAGAGACACGGGTACGTTTACGTTCAATTTTTACACCAATTCCTGATTTGATTGGGGAACGTTTAGTTGACCGCGCTGTTGAACGTGATCCAGGAATCACATCATCTTATACCCGTGCAGGTTCTACAGTCTCGGTTACGTGTTCGACACCCCATGGTTTATCAACAGGAAACACAATTTTTGCAAATATCTTGGGTGGAACAGTTGTTTCACAACAGTACACCGTGACTGTTATTTCTACAACACAGTTACAGTTCACCACTATCGACAGTGGCGTTACTGGCGGCACTTTAATTGTAAGTCGTTTAATAGCAGGTTATGATTACAATAATTACGTGGGCTATACATTAACTGGAATTGACTATACAAATACAGAACTTATTTTTCAAAGATCTGACAGTTATGGTGCCAAGACGGTAAATAATAAAGCTGTTACTACGGTACCAGCTGAAAGTGGGTTTACGGTTGGGAGGTTTTTGACTACTGAAATGCGTTATCAATGCACCTGTCAAGATTTCAGTAGACGGGAAGGTTACAACTTGTATAAAAAAGATACATATGCCAAGTTTCCTGTTACGCCTATTGAGTCCGTTAAACCGGGTCAAAGAATAAACAAAGATAATAGTTTAACTAATGAACGTGATAATGACGGTGTTTTTCATGATTTAGGATTTATTACCCCGGTAGCAAACTTCTATCAGTTACCTGATTATGGTGACACAACAGCAAAGTCTTATCAGGGACTGTACTATTATCAATTACGCTGGTGTAAACATATTTATGCTGCTTTATTCTCTGTTAACCATGATGAAGGTAATTTTCCTGTTTTAAATAGTGGGAGATATTCTCAATCAGGTCCAAATATTACAGTTTCTGCCACCAGACACGGATTGCTTGCAAACAACAAAGTTCAACTAGATTTCACAAGTGGTTCTGCTATTTCAGGTGAATATACTGTGACTGAAGTTATTGATCAAAATATTTTTAAAATTGTTTACCCTTACAGTAACGTAACGAATGGTTATTGTTCTATAAGCAACGTCAGGCGCCATCAATTTATTGATGCATGGTTATTAGAGCCGAGTGATAAACCAGTTGGTGATGGTCTTGATACTTTTTACAGTAATTTTAATGTTGAAAGTAAAAAATTGCGCAAAGCAGCCGAAAGACTTGCCATGAAAAAATTAAGTACCAAGTGGGTGGGGACTACTACGACTCTTGGCACGGGTAATCTTCCTCAACAAACAGCCAATTATACGCCGCAACTTGTATCAATGACATTAAGCGACGATATTAGAAGGGCTGAAGGGGAGCTTAATCGTTCCGGCTCGCTTCAAAATGAGACTCAACGCTTAGTAGCAATGGTTAGTAAGCTATTTAATGTAGAACCTTCAGTAATTTTAAGTGAAAAATTTGGTATGCTTGATCAACCTCTTTATAATTACACCCCTGGATATCAGTTTGGATTAATAAACAATTCCAATTATCTAAACGGTGTTCCTTACTCCGTTGCGTTAGCAGGAACTACCACTTCTGGGGTTGTTACAGAAAATCCTGACACTGTCACGACGCTTGATTGTGGTGTTTACGATCCGTATGTTAATCAAGAGTTTACAATTGATGGAGGACCGTACGCTAAGTAATTATGACAGTTCAAGTTTTAAGTCGCCGCTCAACACTTCTTTATGATCGCCCCTTACCATCTCGTCTTGGTGTGGGTGAGCTGGCACTAAATGCCAATGCAGGTGATCCGGGGCTTTTCTTTGCAGATAGCACAAATACGGCACTTTTAAAAATTGGGCCCACGTTTATTGGGACTACTGCCCCTAACCTGACTCCAACGGGATATACGTCTTTATCAAAAGGCGAATCGTGGCTCGATACTGCAAGCACACAAATTTTAAAAATTTATGACGGGTCTACGTGGCAGACTCCAAAAGCTGTGGCATCCATTAGCGCCGGAAAACCTAGTAATCCTGTTGATGGACAACTTCACTATGATTTAACCCTTGTTAAACTTTATGTTTATCGCGCTGCCACTACCACCTGGCTTGCTGCTGCCTAGGAATTGGTAGTTTTGATTAAATAGTCAAGAATTCTATCTAATTTATTGTGTACTGCTTGCATTTCACGTAAAAAATCTTCTTTTAAGACGTAATCATGAAGGACAGTATTTTTTAAACTGTTTAAATCATTTTCAATTTTTTCAAAACGACGGTTAATTCGATCTTGGAAGTTTCCGTGCGCTTTTGAAATTCCGCCAAAGGCTCCAGCAGCACCGGATGCAGCTGCAATGAAAATCTCAGGCCCTACCATCAAACCAATTATTTGTTAATCTTATTCTAAAGGATTGAATCAACTAAAATAAAACCATGTCAACACAAGTACAATTTCGCAG